ATCGCGGCTATTAACGCCTGCACTACGCACGATGAGCTAGACGCTCTAGCCTAATGCGTGTACTGGTTTGTGGGCTTTCAGGTAGTGGCAAGACTGTTCTCTGCACTAGCTTAGTTGAGAAGGACAGTTCGCTTACTCACATCAACGCCGACGAGGTTCGTGGACGGCATGATGATTGGGACTTTAGCCTAGAAGGACGCAGACGGCAGCTAGACAGAATGATCTCGGAAAGCGAAGGGGATGGTATTTACTTACTAGACTTTATTTGCCCAACCCAAGAGTTACGAGATGCGCTAGATGCCGACGTAGTTATTTGGATGGACACCGTAAAGCGTTCCCTGTACCCAGATACCGATAAGTTGTTTGAGAAGCCTAACGAACCAGACTTAATTATTAAATGCTTCTGGGAAGACTCAGTAAGGAAGTCCCGCAAGCTAATTGACGCAGTAATGGAGCAGTCTTGTGACCAAAGAAGAAATGGCTAACCTTATAGAGCAGTCTGCCGAGCTTGGTGCTAAAAAAGCCCTGCGTGACATAGGGTTAAGCGAGGATAAAGACTTGCTGTCTGATGTGTCTGAGCTTCGGGGCTTACTCGACTCTTGGCGCTCGGCGAAGCGTACCGTGGGTAAAACCATCGTCCAGGCGTTGACTACGCTGTTCCTTGCGGCACTCATGGCTGGAGCATACTTCAATTTCACGGATAAACAGTGAGGTGAGCTGTGTCGGAGCCATTAGAAGTGCAGCAGAATACCCAGTTTCAACTGGATTTAAAGACCTTAATTGGCTTGCTTGCTGGATTTATCTCTATTGCGGGAGTGTATTTTACTCTAACCTCTGAACTTGCGCAGCTACAGTTAGACAACATTAGAATTCAGTCTTCCGTTCTTCTGAACGAAGAATTTCGCATCAAATGGCCTCGTGGGGAGCTTGGTGCGCTACCGGACGATGCCAGACAGGACTTACGAATAGAGTACCTACAGCGTGATTTAGAGGCTGTTGAAGCACTAATTCAAAAGCATTTTAATGAACACGATGCGGAATAAAGGTGGTTGAGATGATTAAAAATTTATTAGCTAAGATTGGCGGTCCAGTATGGCGGCTAATACAGACAAGCAAACATCACCACATTGGGGGCGTTATAGTTATTTTGGTAATTGCAGCCATAGTTCTGGTAGCTATCTAAGTGCTTGCTGCAATAAGCGCCCTGATTGGGCCTGTCTCGGCTATCCTAGACAAAGTAATCCCAGATAAAGACCTGCGTGAAAAGCTGTCGCACGAGATCGCTACGATGGCGGAAAAGCACAGCCAAGAACAGGTCATGGCCCAGATCGAGGTCAATAAGATAGAAGCTGCTCACCACAACATGTTTGTGGCAGGTTGGCGACCCGCAATTGGCTGGATATGTGCGCTCGGCATGGCAGGTAACTTCCTCATCATACCCTTCGTAAACATGGCTTTAGAGCTAACTGAGAGTGGTGTGTTGGTCCCTATGATCGCGCTTTCTGAGATGATGCCCGTATTAATGGGCATGCTGGGCCTAGGCGCTATGCGTACCTTTGAGAAGACTAAGGGCGTTAGCAGGGAGAAGTAAATGCAGAACTTGATCGAAATGCTTAAACGGCATGAGGGCGAGGTTGTTACTAATGGCCGTCACCTTATCTACAAATGCTCGGCAGGACACTGGACAATAGGAATTGGCAGGAATGTAGACGTAAACGGTGGGCTGGGCCTCTCGGATGAAGAGGTGGACTTCCTGCTAGAGAAGGACATAGAGCGTGTAATCAAGGAACTGAGCATAGAGTACGCTTGGTTTAGTGATTTAGACCAAACAAGAAAAGATGCTATGATTGACATCAGCTTTAACCTCGGTGCTACGAAGCTACGCAAATTCGTACTGGCATTAGATGCGATGGAAAAGGCAGACTACAAAACTGCCGCAGAAGAATTTTTAGATTCCGATTGGAGCCGCACCGTAAAGGGCCGCTCCGTTGAACTCGCATCTATGATCGCCACAGGCGAGTACCCAGAATAAGGTTGAGCCATGCCACTACAGAAACTAAAGTTTAACCCCGGAGTTGACCGCGAGAACACGCGCTACGCTGCCGAAGGTGGCTGGTACGAGACTGATAAAGTGCGTTTTAGACGGGGTATGCCTCAGAAGATAGGCGGTTGGGTACGTCTGTCTGCTAGTACGTTCTTAGGCGTATGCCGGTCTATGCTTAACTGGGTCACTCTGCAACAGCAGAACCTTGTTTCTGTAGGTACTAACCTAAAGTACTACATAGAGCGTGGTGGCGATTACTTCGACATTACTCCTATCCGTAGCACAGTAACTCTAACCAACCCTTTCACCACTACTAGTGGCTCTGCCACTGTCCTTGTTGCTGACCTCGCGCACGGTGCGCTTGAGAACGACTTTGTTACCTTTAGCGGCGCAACTGCGGTTGGTGGGCTTACGCTAAACAACGAGTATCAGATCAGTTTTATAGATGAGGACTCCTACAATATTACCGCCGAGACTACGGCTTCTTCTACTGCCACTGGCGGTGGCACTGTTACTGCGGCTTACCAAGTCAACACGGGCAACGAGATTGCTGTACCGTTTACTGGCTGGAGTGCGGGTAGTTGGGGTTCTGGCACGTGGGGCGTTGGCGGGACTACTGATGCCCCCATCCGCCTGTGGAGCCAAGCTAACTTTGGTGAGGACTTATTCTTTACCTACCGTGGGGGTGCGCTTTTCTATTGGGATGCAAGCAGCGGGGTGGCTACCCGTGCGGTCTACGTGTCTTCGCTGGGCGGTGCGTCAGACGTCCCTGTAATAGCCAATAAAGCCTTTGTGTCGGACATCTTCCGGTTTGCTTTCTGTTTTGGGGCTAACGATCTAGGCACTAGCGTGCTTGACCCTATGCTTATCCGTTGGTCTGACCAAGAAGACGTAGCTAACTGGACACCTGCGGCTACTAACCAAGCCGGTAGTTTGCGCCTTTCTCGGGGCAGCGAAATCATTACCGCACTACAAGCACGCCAAGAAATATTGGTATGGAGTGACACGGCTCTGTACGGGCTTCAGTATCTAGGCGCTCCAGAGGTATGGGGAGCACAGCTTCTTGGTGACAACATCACTATAGCTAGCACTAACGCTGCGGTTTACTCAGGCAACATCGCCTACTGGATGGGTACGGATAAGTTCTACTCCTACGACGGTACGGTTAAGACACTGCCTTGTTCAGTTCGCAGCTACGTATTTAATGACTTTAATACTTCTCAATATGCCCAAGTAGCAGGTGGCACTAACGAACGGTTCGATGAGATATGGTGGTTCTACTGTTCTGCTGGGGTAACGCAGAACGACCGCTACGTGGTGTACAACTACCTCCAAGACATTTGGTACTACGGAACATTATCACGCAGTGCTTGGATAGACTCGGACCTTCGAGAGAATCCTATGGCCGCTACCTACAGCAATAACTTGGTAAACCACGAAGTGGGCTACGACAACCAAGAAAGTGCAACAGCAAGCGCGATTACAGCTACGCTCTTATCCTCTGAGTTTGACTTAGATGACGGCGATAAATTCATGTTTGTTAATAGAGTGTTACCCGACGTAACGTTTGAAGGGTCCACGGTCACTAATCCTGCTGCGGTGATGACTTTATCTCCTATGGAGAACTCCGGTTCTGGGTACAACAACCCCTTATCTGTAGGTGGTAATTCTGCGTCAACAGTTACTCGTACCGCTACAGTGCCTATTGAGGAGTTTACCGGGCAGGTCTTCGTGCGAGTACGTGGCAGACAGATGGCGTTTAAGATGGAATCTACTGAGCTAGGTGTAGCTTGGAAGCTAGGTATACCTCGGTTAGAGATGCGAGCTGATGGTAGGAGGGGCTAGTGGCGCAAAGACTTGTACAAAAAGTGCAATCGCCCGCACTGCCTATACCTACAGGAGGCCCGTTAAAAAGGTACCTTGATGCCCTTAATAACATCTTGCGCCTATTTTTTAACTTGCTATCAAGTGCTGTAAACAGTGTGGTTGGAGAGTACGGAGGCCGGTTTATAGAGGCTCCTAACGCGAAGTTCTTCTCTACTACAGATCAGACTGCCAGCGTTATAAACACAGCGTATGCGCTACAGTTTGAGAACACGTATTTAGGCGAAGCTATAAGTATAGCGGGGACACCGAAGACACAAATAACTCCACTCTACTCAGGGGTTTACAACTTTGAACTCTCGGTAGAGTTGACTAGTACTAATGCTAACTCCAAAGAGCTGTCGTTCTGGGTGCGTAGAAGCGGCGTAGACATAGCAAACACTGGTAGACTGCACGTTGTGTCAGGGTCGGGGGGAGTAGATGACTTTGAATACAGTTTTACTATAGACCTAACAGCGGGACAGTATATAGAGCTTATGTGGGCAACAGACGATACAGGCATAACGATTGATTATCAGGCGGCTGCAAGCCCCCGCCCTGCCGTGCCGTCCACCTTATTAACAGTAGTTTTTGTTTCAGCATTGCCTGAAACGCTACCGACACCATAGGTTTAATTATGGCAGCCGCAGAAGATCGCGTACTTAAATACATGGCGGATAATCCTGGTGCTTCTGTTACCGAGATTTCTGACGCTATTGTTGACTTTGGTGCGGACCTAGATATTGTAGCAGATATGATGAATGTATCCCGTGCTGACGCTCGTGCTGCCTTTGCTCCTACCCCTGCCCCATCTGATTCTAACGAAGACTTCGATATTCTAGGAGCTATTAATGATATTAGTAATATTAATTCTGTAATATCAGCACCGTCAAGTTTTCCAGTTAATCAATCGCCAGTAATAATGAACGCAACTCCGGCGGGAATAGGCCCAAATAGCCCTTATGCGCTAAGCGTATCCTCTGAAGATGACGGGAATAATGTAAACCTATCAAATGTGGCAGGGAGTACATACAACACAATAGGTAATTTACAGAACTATAATAACGTAAAAGCAGCCGCAGCCCTTGGAGACGCTACTATAGGCGACCTCGCAAATGCTCAAGGCACTTTCGCAGGGGGTCTAGGAGGTATAGTTGGCGCTGTTAGCGGGCAAGAGTCTAAGTCCGAATCCCTAGTGCTAAATATTTTATCAGCTAACCCTGCGACAGCTCCTTTTGCTTTAGCTTACAGACTCTTTGATGCTATGAATTTGTTTGGTGGAGGAGGTCTAGACGTAACCCCAATGACTCCTGAAGAAAGGGAGTTATTTAAGGCCGCTCAACAAGTAGACATGGCTATAGATTTATCACAAAGAGCTTTAGGTAACGACTTTGAAAACGAAGGAGAAGGAGAAACTGTTGAAGCCACTGTTTTAAATGCTTTCGACACTGTTAACGCACTTGAAGATTCCGGCTTAGAATTTTTTGGTAATACTAGAGAGAAACTTTTTGCTGCCTTAGAGAATGAAAACCTTGATAATCTTGGTGTAGAGACTGGCACCCCTTCGTTAGAAGCTCAGGAACTTAACGCCCTAAGCGGTAAAAATGTTGATCTAGTAGCTACTATAGCGGACCTTTCTGAGAACGCTACTACTGTAGTTAACACAGTTTTTGAGGAGGCAGGCTTAAGTGACGTGCCGAACTTACTCGATAACGCGGGCGTTTCGGCTGATGATGTAGTAGAGGTTCTTGGTGAAATAGCACTCGGAGCTGGTGACCTAGGGTTGAATGTAGCTCAAGGCGTACTTCTTGGCGGACAAATGGTTTCCGACTTTTTTGGTGCGAGCAATGTGGTTTCTGATGTACTCAAGCAGGGCCAAGATGTCCTACAATCAGCTAAATCAGAAGGGTCTTTAGCTGATGCCGCAGCTATGAGTGAGGTAATGAATGCTGCTAGCGGGACAGGGTGGAAGAACGAAATACGAGCTGGATGGGAGGCATTTAAAATAGCTCCGTTAGACATGACGGCTAATGCCATAGGTACAGCAATTCCGAGTATTGCTGCTGCCGCTGTTGCGGGAACTACATTAGGGGCTGTTATGGTCGCTAGCCGCGCCGCTACATTGGCAGGATCGGTTGCTGGCGGTGTTATGGGGGCAGGGACAGCTAAAAGCGCTTTATATGATGCTACCTATGACTCGTTAACATCTCAAGGAGTTGATATAGGCGAAGCGGAAGCATTAGCAGCCGAAGCACAAAGCTACACAGGGGAAAACTTAGGGGCTATAGGTTTAAGCACAGCAGCCGGACTTCTTGCTGGTAGTACGGGCGCTGAGAAGTTAGTAAGTGGCGTATTACAACAAGTAGGGACTAAAAAAGGCATTGCCAACTTAGTAAAAGAAGGTCTCATAGAAGCTGGACCAGAAGGACTAGAGGGGTTTGCTGAAGGTATCGCAACCAATGTAGGGCTACGTGGTACAGGTGTTGATATAGGCTTGTTAGACGGGGCGTTTACTAACATGTCGATAGAGGCGTTAGCCGGAATGTCTACGGGTTCTTCTATCGCTGCTGGGACTGGCTTGTCTAGTAACGATATGGGGGCAGGGACGGAGGGGCAATTCTCTGACGCCGATGTACTAAACGATATAGTTAATAATAGCGGCGGCACAACTACAACCGGTGGTGATACAACTACAACCGGTGGTGATACAACTACAACTGGTGGTGATACAACTACAACCGGTGGTGATACAACTACAACTGGTGGTGATACAACTACAACTGGTGGTGATACAACTACAACTGGTGGTGATGCAGTTAGTACGCTTCTCGGTGATACAACTACAACTGGTGGTGATGCAGTTAGTACGCTTCTCGGTGATACAACTACAACAGCGGCAACAACACCGGCAACAACTGCGGCAACAACTGCGGCAACAACTGCTGGCGGTGTAAATGGTTGGTTAGCGTTAGCGGCAGCGGCAGCGGCAGCAGTAATAGCCAATGGAGGAAGTAAAAGCGAAGCGGCAACAGCAGCTACAACAGCAGCAACAAGTGCTGGAGCAAGTTCAACAGTAGCAACAAGTGTAGGAGCCGATGCCGCTACTAATGCGGTTACTGATGCAGCTACTACTGCAAGTAATCTTGCCAAAATAAACGCAGTATTTGGTACTGGGACAGGACTTAAAACCGACGATACGACGGTTACAGGAGGTGCAACTACTACTGGTGCAACTACTACTGGTGCAACTACTACTACTGGTGGTACAACTACTACTGGTGCAACTACTACAACTCTCACTGCCGCTGAAATTGCTGCCGCTAGAACTGCTGCAATTAACAACGCACTTGTTACTACGCATGGGTATACACTTAATGCAGATGG